GCACACCAAAGTTTAATATCTCATCTTCGATATGTTCTAAGTGTAGGTTCTTACCTTCTTTACCTTCCATTAACATTGGTAGGTGTGATTTAATTTGTATATCTTCTTTAAATATCTTTTTGAAGTCTGGTGTCGCAACTGCTTGGAATTGTGGATTTGCAGTATAACTACCTTTATATCTTATTTCTAAATCAATAATTTTTGCACCGTCACTAAAGATGGAGAAAAACACTTTTGCAGCTCCAGCATTTTCTTCCCACGCTTGTTTCTTTCCAGGCGTTGGTTTCATAACAAGATTAGAATTAAATATTCTAGTTAATGTTGCGATTGTTTGTGGCGTATCTTTTAATTCTGCTTTTTCTACTTCAACACTACCTTTAACAAATCTACCAATACCAGTTAATAGATAAAACTTAAACTCACCAGAATCCTCTATGTCTTTCATTTTTGTTCTAAAGAGGAGTTCAATAAAAGTTTTTGTAAAATCTTCTGAATGTTTTGATAATATTTGGAATACTCTTCTAAAGAATGTATTCTTTGGGTCTTTAAGGTATATACCCATTTGTTTCTGGGTAATATCACCAATCATTGTCTTTTTGACTTTTGGGTCAATTCTTTTTGGGTTCTCTTTGTAGTGTTTAAAAATAACATAATCAAAAAATAATTGTTTACTTTTTTCAATCAATTCAACATCTTTTGCACCAAGAATATCTTTTAAGATACCAACATTACCAGTGATTGGTTTATTAATTAGTGTTGGGTCTACGTCTGTTGACCTACCTTTTTTCTTGAGAGAGAAACCATGAAATATACCATCTGAATTCTTAACCACAATATCAGATGAATTATAGTCTCTTACATTTCCTATTGGTGGATTATACTTTGCAATCTCGCCTGTCCAGCCTTTGCCTGTCCAATAAACTTTTACTGGATTAGGACAAACTTTTAATATTGCGTCTGAAGAAGATATTGCAGTTGCGAGGTCATTAAAATTTCCATTGAACTGGTCAACTAATTCTGGTCTTGCAGTTGCACCATCAATCTTATTAAAAACTTTTTTTGCGTTTTCAATCATATCAACTGCTTCTGATTCTGATACTGTTCCACCTCTAACTTTATTTAAAACAAGAGCTGCAACCATCATCTCTTGAGTGGTTTCACTAATCTTCACACCATCTTTACCAAGAGAACCTTGACCAAATCCAACACCAGTTAAATCTGGTGCATTGTCTTTTATCCATTGTTTGATTTCTGGTGCTTTGTCTTGTGCAGAACGAATCTTAATCTTGTTCCCAGAACCACCAGCTATAGGAATATCATCTAAACCCAAAAGATTTAAATGTTTGACTAATTTTCTTAGTCCTTCTTTATCTTGTTTAGTTTCAAATGAATCTACATCTGATTCATCTCTGATTGGAATGTTAAATGCTTCCGACAGAAATGTAGAAAATGATTGCATATCCCAAGTTCTCCATTTATAATAGTATTATTTATGTGTTAGGAAATTTGGAAATCCGTGGTCACCAAACGGTTTGTTTGTATTCAGAACAACGGTTTGTCTTTCTGCATCTTCTTCAAAATTGTAAACCTTAATAATCTTTCTAGAAGGAAGCTCGATTACTTCCCACTTTTTAGTTTCAACATTTATGTCGTGGTAATACTTTACCTTAAACTTTGATGTCCGAAAATTTCTCATATTTGCTAGTCTTTCCAGCAAATGGAGTGTTGTCAAATACAGGCTCTTCATTGTTTTGTCCAGAATCTACCAAGTCCTTTTGTGCTTCTTGTTCAACATCATACAGTCTCATTTTCGCTCTGTCAATACCTAATATAAATCTTTTATTCATAGTAGGGTCATTGTATCTGTTTTTCAATTGTTTTACACAGATTTGATTGAGGTCTTCAAGTTCTTCCGTACTAATAAGTGCAAACATGAGGTCAGCTGTAGCTGGTAGACCAAAACTTTCTGAAGTATCTTCCAACCCAATGTCGCTTGAGACAAACCCCCCTCTAGTAGTTTGTGTCGCTGACATAATCGGTACATTTGATTCAACTGCGAGTCCTCTAAGTTCCTCTGCAATTGCCTTAATATAGAAATATGAACCGACATTTGCGTTTCCTCTAAATCGTGATGATGCACATATATTAAGATAGTCAATAAAAATGATATCTGGTTTAAAACTTCTCTTTAGTGCAAGTTCTTTAATTAAACTTCTAAAGTTTCCAACATGAGCCGATGCAGTTGGATATTCTTTGACAATCAACTTTCCATTTGTCTTTTTGTTTATCTTTGTTAGATAACTTTCAAACATCTTCTTAGGTAGTGTATGCAAGTCATCTATCGTTACATTCATTAAGTTCGCATCTATTCTTTCTGCAATACGTTCTTCTGCCATCTCTAATGTGATGTACAGAACATTCTTACCTTGCATAAGTGTAGATGCAGCCATATGACACATGAACAAAGACTTACCAACTCCAGTTCCAGCAAGTGCAATATTTAGTGTCTTTTGTGGTAAACCACCTTTCGTAATTTTGTTGAAGTAATCTAAATCAAATGGTATCTTTATCTCTTTTTTATGATAGAAATCATATCTATCTAAACCATCTTCAACATAGTCGTGTCCTACTGATAAGTCAAATGCAACACTTAGTGCATCTGATAGAATAGAAGGTATTGCTTCTGGAGTTCTATTCTTATCTTTCCCATCAATAATTTTAATCCCATCAAGTACTGCATTGTAGATAGCTTTATCCTTACAGAACTTTTCGGTTTCGTCATGTAACCAATTAAGGTCAACGTCTGTTTTGTCTAGTGAACTAATAATGTCCACAATCTTCTTATACTCTTCATCATTAATATCTTTACGATTATCGACACCAATAGTAAGAGTTTCTTTTGTAGGTAAAGAATTATACTTATCTAGAAACTTTTCAATCTCTTCAAATACTACTCTTTCATTTCTATTTGCAAAATATTCTGCTTTTATAAATGGTAGTACTTTCCTAGTATAATCCTCATTATAAATTAAGTGTGTGAGAGTTGTTCTCTCAATTGTCTGTGTTGACATATTGTAGCGTTCCATCCTTCAATTGTTTATCCATTATATCATAAAGTACGTCACCAATCAAGTTAAAAAAGTCATCATTAAAATGTTCTTTTCCTAACCCATTAGAGTCTAAGATAGCCCACTCAAAATCTAATCGTAGTCTATCATTTTCTTTGTCTTCAATAGGTGTAACTTTTCCATACTTGTAAACTACACCTTGATAGAAACCAGCTTCTTTAGTCAGTCCTATACCTTGCCATTTAGCATCTTTATTCTGGACTAACTTGTACTTCTTCTCTATTTCCATATTTAAACTCTTTCTCTGCACATTCATCTAATTGTTTCATAATATCCTCAGTAAAGAATTTCTCTGGATTATTATTGATTGTCTTACCAAAAGTTTTAGAACCATCTGGTAATTCAATACGAGTTGATACATTTTTAAATATACCATATTTTAGTGCTAAGTCAAGTAATCCATAGTATTTATCCAAACCTTTATCATAAGTCAATCGAACATCTACCATTTTATTTTCAACAGTAATTCTTGATTTATGATTCTTACAGTGAACAATATTACCAATTACTTCAGTTCCATCTTTCTCTTTTTTCTTTGAAAGATATACAATAGATGAAGCTGCATATTTAAGTCCAGAACCACCACCCATTTCTTTTGTTGGGAACATAGAACCTACAACATCATAAGTGTGATTAGTCACAACCATAGGAACTTTTGCACGACCAAGTTTCAAAGTCAATACACGAAATGCAGCTTTGAGAACTTGAGCCCTAGTCATATCTCTAGTCTCTTTACCATCAGCAGTATCTTCTACTTCTTTTGTAGTAGACAACATACCAAGTGAATCTAAACACAACATAATAGGTTTTCTATCTGATTCATCTTGGTCTAAGTATTTGTCTAATACTTTGATTGCTTGTGTTCTAAACTCTTGTACAGTGGTTACTGGAAACATCACCATTCTTTGAGGGTCAATACCTCTATCAATTACCATCTGTTTTGTAATTGCACTTTCACTTTCAAAGTAAATTACACCAGCATCTGGATTTGCATCTAGAAAGT